AGTATACATGATTGCTCTTCTTTCTGTATAATCACCTTTATAACTATCTTCGTAGTTAATACTGTTTAATACAATAGGTATATCTCTTGCAATACCCATGTCTTCCATGTCTTTAATTGTTAAAGTATAATCTGGTTGAAAGTATGGAAGTATTTGTTCTACCATTTGTAAAGCATCATCAGAGTTTTTTGCCATTGCATATAATTGTATATTTAAATTATATGGAACAGGCATATATTGTGAATCCATTTTATTAGCATCACTTGAACTTGATTTTACTTTTTTAAATTTTTGTACACGATTTAATTTTCTTGCTGGGTCATATGTTAAGTTTTGTATTTCAAAACCTAATCTAGGTAATGTGATTGCAACCTTACTATCTAGTCCTGCATCTTGGTCAAGTCTTGTTAACCATTTTTGTTTTGGCCCATATGCCAAAGGTACTTTCATAGATTGTGTAATTACACCACTATTGTTTTTACGAACCACATGTATATCATTAAATAGAGTACCAAACCCTACAATAATACTTCTAACTGTTTCGTGATAAAATTGTCTGTTTCCTAACATTACGCAAATACTCCTGCATCACCAAATGGATTAGATTCAGAGAAGTCTAATACATTATCATCTAGTTTATCAAATAATTCATTCTGTGCAGTTTTATCTTGCACATAATCTCCTACTATATAGTCTTCTGTTAATAGATATGAATCATCACCTGAATCAGCAGCATTCTCTAATAGAATACTTGTACCTACTGATGTTGAATCATCTTCACCAATTATATTATCGCCATCAGTTTCTTCAAGTAGTAAACCAAAATTACTTCTAGCATGTTGTATATTTATTTCTTCATTTTGAGCTGTTGATTGTTCTAATGTAAATTCAAAATCTCTTGTGTTTCTACTTTCAGTATCTTCTATACTATCAATATCTGTAATACCTGTATCAAGTGCATCAGATGAATATTCAAACTGTTTACAATTTAATTTATAAATTGGATTATTATCTAATTGATGAAATGGTTCATCATGGTCTACAAAACTAACTTCAAATATTTTACCTAGTATGGGATGATAAACTAAATCACCCTCATAAGGTCTGTCTGTACTTACTGCATCTGTTTCTGTAAGTATATAAAAATCACTACCTGTTGTTATAGTTTCTAATTCAGATGAATTACCTGATTGGTCGATTGTACCAGATTCTAATAATATAGAACCACCTGTACTATCTGTTCCACTTTCTATTTGTATTTGTTTTGTTAAATCTTGAAATCTTTCTTTGTGTACTACTAAGGTTAATTCGTTTCTATTTTCTAAACCGAATTGTGTCATCAATTCTTTTTCGCCTTCGTATCCACCTTCTGCATTTTCAACATACATTTCAATAGGAACTTGTGAAGTAAATTTACTAAGTGAATCTTCACCTAAAACATTATCAATAGCAACAGTCGTTCTGTCTATGTAATAAACATCATGACCAAAAATTTGTATTGCTTCTTTTACTAAGTCACTATACAGATTTTTTTCTGATTGAATAGATGTACTATTATTTGTATGAAAGGCCTTGTTAACTGCCATAACCTTATCCTATCATGTAGTCTATAGGTGTTTCGAATTGTAATTGAATTTGTTCTTCTAGTCCTTGTATTTCTTCGATTGCTTGAGAATAAATTTGTTCACCATTCATTGATACTCCACCTAAAGTTGCTACTCCATTAAATTTAGAGAGGTTTGCTCCCCATTGTCTTTTAATTAGTGCTGTTGCATATCTTTTTAAATAGATATCATCAAAGATATCTGTATATGTTGCTGGGTCTATTTTACGATAACATTCTATAATTAAATATTCATCTACAGTCATTTGTTCCCAATCCATATCTAAGTATAATCTATTTTGATGTTGATTAAAACGAATTGGTACTTCACCTACTAAGACATGAGATAACAAATCTAATTGTTGCATAGTCATTTGATATTGTATAATAGATGTTGATGAAAAATCATACAAATCATTTAATCTTAATTGATAACGAATATCAAACATGTTTTGCTGTATAGCATTTGTAAAATCAAAAATTTTGATTACTGAAACTACACTAGATGGCATAGGAATAAAATTATTGCCTTCTTCAAAACTTGCAGTGATTGTGCTGTCTACTGTATCTGCAGATGTTGTTGTAGCATTACCACGAGCTCTATCAATATCAGTTTGAGTAACCTTATATTTTAGATACATCTTTTCAACACCATCATAATGGTACTGAGCAAAATATTGTAGTGCCTCATCTATTCTGTCATCTGCTTGGTCATCTGATACATTAATATCAATAACGCCAAATCCTAGATTTCTAAGACAGTATGATTTAAATGTTGCTTTGGTTGTAGGTATCGCCATACTAATTATCCTATTTTATTAGTATTTATAATAATAGTAAATAGTAATACAAAATAAGGGATTATTAAAAAATTGAAGTCCTACAGTATGTTATTTTGACTGTTTTGAATATCAAGTGATATCATCATATCAAAAAGATATAAAACTCGAAATATTGGATATTAGACACTCTAAGAGGTATATAAGAAGATTTACTAGTATTTAGGGCCCACCATCCAACCAACAAGTGATATTCTAGTTCCATTTAACACAGGTTTTACTCTATGTTCTAAAAAACTAGGAAATGTGACCATATCTCCTTTGTTTAAATCTAATGATATGTTTTCATCTGAATTCTTAAACTCTAATTCACCACCCTCATAATTATCATTTAATATTAGTGAAAAAGAAATCTTTCTTTCCTTTTGTTTTAGATATGCACTTCCTGTATCAACATGCCAATCATAATGGTCATTTTCATGATAGACTGAATATTGAAATGGAAACATATCAGTTACATCATAGTTCCAATTTTTACTTTTATTTATTTCAAGCATCTTGTCTTTTAATGTTAATAATATAGTTTTATCCATTATCCAAGATATCTTTGTACTTCTTATATTATTTGATGTGTTAGATTCTCCACCAATTCTGGCTTCCTCTAGTTTTTGATTTTTACCAACATCTATTATACTTTGTATAAATTTATCATCAACAGCATTTTTAATTATGCTTATATCCATAGTTAAGTTCCATAATATATTAAGATTTAAATGGTGGTAAATTACTTGTTATCTGATTACCTGAAACAATATTTACCTCAGCAAAGTGTTCACCATTACCAGAAACATCATTACCTAAATCACTTGCATCTGCAAAGTTTAAATAAAATCCTGCTGTACCAAATGTACCTGTATACTCTATGGCACTCCATGTACCACCATCATCTACTGCAAATTCTGAAGGTGCAAGTTGTTGACCATCAATCATATAAAATTCTGCCATCTCTCCATTAAAGTATCTTCCTAATGCAGGCTCTTCACCTATTTGTTGTTCGTGAGCAGTTTGATTGACACCAGTATCATAATCATCTACAGTCCAACCATAATCAGTAGCAAAACTAGTTTGTTTTGTACCATTAAAATATATTTTTACTTTATCAGCATCAGTCGTATCTGTTGTATCTACTGCCACAACAATATGTTGCCATGAACCCTCTGTTACAGCTGTATTTGTTCTTTTTTGATGGTCAGCAGGCGACACAGAACTATCGTATGACCTAACAATTAATCCGTCATTATCATGAAGACCAATCAAAAACCATGGCTCACTAGGCCATGTGTTAGAATGAAATATACTTCTAGAATCATTATCTGAATCAAGTTTAATCCAAACCGAAACTGTAAAAGTTCTTTGATTACCATTACTGGCTGGTGTGTTTGTCATGTGGTCTGAATCAGCTTGATTAAAATCACATGCGGCTGTGATAGAATATGGTATTTTTACATTACAGGCTGCACCTGAAAATAATGACATAATTTTCTCCTATTAACTTGTAGGTAAATCACCTATTGGTCTAACACCAGAACCATTTCTAGTAAATAGAGTTAACATTGCAGCCATGTCGGATGCATTAGTGATAGCAGTTTCCATAGCATTTGCTTTTGTTCTAACACTTGCTCTATATGTTGTAGTATCACTATCAACAG